GATCAAATATACCAAAATAATTATAAAATGAAAAAACAAAATTATAATCAGTCTCGATTCGGACGAAAAACAGATCACAGAAGGATACTGTTTAACACCCAAGTACGCCACTTGTTAAAATGGCTAATCGAAACATATGGTATATCTAGCGATGTCTGGAATCCTTCATGCAGGTATATGTGGTTCATTCAACACATGTGTTTGCATAAAGGACTAAAGACTACCATCGAGCGAATTAAAGAAGATCGTCTAAAGGTTTTACAATTCCTGGCTGGAGAAATCCAAAAAGGTTTTGGTTTAACCCATGACGGTCTTCCTAAGAAGCTCGGTGGTCTTATTCCATATATCAAGGAAAAGAAAATTTTAGAAATAAAATTTATCTTAACCTTGTTATATAGTTTAAGACGCTTTAACCTTCCTTTAGATCCTAAGTTGGAAACTGTAACGTCTCCATCTAAGGCTCATAATTATGAGTGGATATATAAATATTTTCCTGACTTCGTGAAAGCTGTATGTTCTAGGCTTCCTCGTCGTCTTAAAAATGGAAAATTATTTAAGTATCCTATCTGGGAAGGGTATCATCTTACGACAAAATCTGGTCCCACTGGAGATCAAGCTTTAGTTAGCAGTCTTCAGGATTTAGTGAATATTCCTGAATCCTTAGCTAACTCAATCAAGATCCTTGGTGGGCCGATGCTTTCAGAAAAGATGGATACCTGTCGTCATCATGTTACTGAACTGTCAGAAATAATGAATCAACCTCTTGAAGGACGAAAGTCCTTTAGAAAGTTGTTAGCTATTCCTGATTCGGAAGGCAAAACACGTTTGATTGCAATAGGAGACTATTGGTCTCAAACTTGTTTGAAGCCTTTGCACAGTTACCTTAATACTGTGTTGAGGTCAATTCCTCAAGATCAAACCTTTAACCAAGGTCATGGTCTTAAAGAATTACCTTTCAGTTCAGAGACAACATACTATAGCTTTGACTTATCCGCATTCACTGACAGACTCCCAATCAAGATATTGATTGAGTTACTGACTTATGTTTACGGTGAGTCTATTGCTATGGCATGGTATAATATCATAGCAGGTTATGACTTTGATTATAAAGACCCTAAAGGATTATATTTAAACAACATTAGATATAATGTTGGTAATCCCATGGGCTTTTATACATCTTGGCCATTAACCACGCTGTGTCACCACTTTCTTATTTATGTCTGTTGCCGGGAACTTGGTAAGTCCTGGAAAACAGCTAAATATAGAATGTTGGGTGATGATATTATTATTTTTGACGACAAGCTCGCTGATAAATATCAAGAAATTATCCGCCTAATAGGTATGGATATCCAGATGCAAAAGTCTCATATAGGTAAATCCCTATTTGAGTTTGCAAAAAGATTATTCACTCCTTATGGCGAAATAAGTCCATTTTCAATTAAAGCTGGTTTAAGTGAATCCAAATCTTATTTTGGGTTCATTGAATTACTTAATACCAACTTTGAAAGAGGATGGACTCCTGTTATTTCTTGGCGCGCGGCAGTTTCCAATTATTATCGTACCTCTCCTAAGCGGTATAGACGTAAGTCATATATCGTTCAGGAAAGGAAAATAATATATTCGTTACTCCTTTTCAACAGACTGAGAGGGTATGACGAGGTCTTGAATCTTGTAAGAACGATTCAGGATTTTCACGATTACCCTCAACTGTCATGCAATATGGTTAACAAAGCGAAAGCAATGTTAATCAATTGTGTTGTTCGGAGTTTCGAGGAATCTGCCAGTTCCTACTACGGAGATTTGCAAATGAGACTCGAAAGAGCTCTTATTTACTATTCCGCAGGGGTTGAAGATAAGACGGATGTTGTTTATGCACATCCTTATGCTTTTGTTTATGGTAGGTACGTTGAAGAAGCGTATCTAGCACAAATGAAGCAAGCTTATGACTTTGATGTTCTCTATGGTGGGGAGTGGTTACCCTACTATAGGACTATTAAGGCCTCTGATGCTAATATAATTTTTAGTAATAGAAATTATATTAAACAGACTTCTTCAAATCCAATTCTTTTGAAAAAGCTATTGGAATCGTGCAAGGAACTTGCGCATTCTCAATATTTGTCGTAACCACATTTAGTAGGTAAATCCTACGTTCCTGTGTTACAACAGGGCGAGGTGTGTTTAGGGTGGGAGTAGGTAACGAAACCACTAGGG